CCTCCAGGCCAGCGCGGATCGTGTCGGCGCCGACGGTTAGATACGGCTTCTGGCCCGGCGTGCCGTAGAGCGCGAGCTTTGACCGCGACCCTTCCGGCGCCAATTCGGGGTATAGATTGACGATCCTCGACGCGTTCAGCGGCTTGGAGCGCTGGCGATCGAAGCCGAAGGCGATAGGCCCGCGAGCCATCAGCCACGCGAGAAGTTGAAGCGCCCGTAGACGCGGGGGCGGATGGCAAGCTCGGGCGCCGCGGTGATCGGCACGAAATAGAACGCCTGAAGAGCCGTCTTGGCTCGCGCAATAGCGTCGCGGTCGTCCGGCGACAGAGGAACACTGTATTGCCCGGCAAGATCGCGCTGCAGCATCAGGCCAAGGTTGCGGAGCTGTCCGTCGGGCACGTTCACGACCGTATCGAGGCTCGCCAGATCGGTGTGGGCATAGCGAATGCCCTCCGATTCGAAACCGCTCATCAGGTCGTTGAGCTTCCGCAAGCCGGTTGCCGCCTGAGCGGCCGTCATCGACTCCTCGTCGGCGACGATATCGAGGTCTTGGAAGGCCTCCAGGATGACGGTTCGGGCAGTCTTGCTGGCCATTACGCGCTCGCTAGGGCTGGACGGATATGGAGCTTGCCGGCCACGAGGACGCCCCCATCAGAAGCCACGGCCTGATGTGTGTAGTCGCCCAGCAAGTCGATGGTGTCAGTGCCGACGAGGGATACGGTGAAGACGCCGCCAGAAGGGCTCGTGATCGTCCCCGCCTTGGTGATCAGCGGATAATCGCTGTTCGGATCTGACGGCCCACGCCCGACGCGCCAGGACACCGACAGACCAGACAGGCTCTTAACCGCATTGCTGGCGTCACGGGCCTTAAGCGTGAAGGTCCGCGTCTCCCCGGCAATCATGTCGAGGGACTGGACGTTCATGCCGCCTTCCTCGGACGCCCCGGCCCGCGCTTTTCGATGATCCGAGCGAGAACAGCACTGTTCTCCAGAGACCTTTCGATGGGGTCCGGTGCTTTCACTTTCTTCGGCGAGTCGGCCCAGCCTTCCGGCACTTCCTCTGCGCTGTTGAAAATCGCCTTGGCGCCGTCCGGGCCATAGCGCCACGCCGGCCAGTAGGAAGGAACCTTCTTGGGAATAGGCGCCTTCGCGTCGAAGGTTGCCTCCACGCGAGCGCGGCCAGCCATCGCCGAATAGACGGCCGCAACGATCGCCGCGTCAGGCTGCTTGCGCGTCCGCGCCAGGGCTGCCGTGCCTGCATCCACCATAGCCGCCGTGATCTTCATGCCGCCTCCGAAATCGCCGCGTTGCCTTGGGGCCACATGCCGCGCCATTCCTTGGCGCCCACGTGGCCGAATTCCTGGCCGGCCATCGCGAAGATGCGGCCGCCGATTTCCCGCCAGCGGTGGCAGAACTCGACGTCCTCGCCGATGTACTGGCCGGCGCGAATCGTGGTCTTGAAGAAGGCGCGCAGCAGGCTATCGGGTCCGGCATAGGCCTCGACATGCTCGCGCATGGCCTCGAAAACCGCGCGATTGATGCGCAGGAAGCCGGTCGGGACCATCGAGCACTCGACGTTGCCCTCGGCGTCGGACCAGATCTCGTCGGAGTCGACGGCAACCGGAAAGGCCGCGTCATCGCTCTTCTTTGGGTAGATGCCGGCGATCATCGGCCGCGTCGACCGCACAGCGCGCAGGACCGAATCGGGTGAAAACGCCACGTCAGCGTCGATGAACAACAGATCTGTGGCTTCGCTCTTCAGGAAGCGGTCGACCATCAGATTGCGCGTGTGATCCAGGTAGCAGCAGCCAGCCAGATAGTCGGTTTCGACCCGCAGTCCGGCGCCAAGCAAAAGCGGTAAGACCACGTCCATTGAGGACGCGGTCTGTACCGAGAGTTGGCCGGTGTAGGCCGGCACCGCGATCCGAAGATGCGATGCCGGCGCTACCCGATCCGGGATCGACACTAGGCCGAGCCCTTCATCAGGCCATTTGCCACCAGCGTGGCCCGGATCTCATTGACCAGGGTGACGATGGCGTTGGCCTGCGTGGTTGTCGCGTAGCCGGCCGGCGTCGTGGTCGTGCTGGCCGTGGTGCTGACGGCCGCCTGGTCAGCGCCGGAGCGCTGAACAACCGGCGTCTTGCCGAAGAACCCAACCTTGTCCGTCGCGGACTGGCCGAGGAGAGTCCCGTCAGTGCGGGCGTCGGAGAGTTGACGAGCTGCCATGATTGCCTCCTGGCTCAGGTGGTGCCACTCAGGCGCGTCGCGAGGTCGGGATAGATCGCCTTGGTGCCGTACAGCACGTCCATGCGGATCTTCTCTTCGTCGTTTTCGCCGTCGTAGTACTTGATGACGCGGATGCTGAAGCCGTTCTTGCTCTCGCGAGCCTTGAACACGGCGCCATCCGGCATCTCGAGGTCCGCCATCACCAGGGCGAAGGCGTTCTTGTGGAACACGAGGTTCTGTTTGTAGGCAGTGGAGCCCGTGCCCATCATCGTGATGGCCGCGCCGTCGGCCGGCACCGAGTTCACCGTCTGGTAGGGGCCAGAAACGATGATCGCGGGGCTGATCGACAGGACAGCATCTGTGCCGGTGGCCGTCAGGTCCGACAGGATGACGAACTGCTGCAGGATGCCCGTGGCTTCCTTGGAGACCGGGTTGACCGCGTAGACATCGGCGATCGTGAAGACGTCGCCGGCCTTGAAGGTCGTCGAGGCCGTCCAATCGTCGGTGATCAGGCTCTGCGAATTCGTGTCCTTCGACGCTGCGTAGGTCACGTCCTGGTTGGCGCCGTTGATCAGGCCGCCGCCGGCCGCTGCACCGTTGGTGTGCGTCCGGATGTTCTGGTCCATCGCCGTCGAGATGTTGGCAATGGTGCCCAGATCGCCGTTGCGGTACGCGCCCTTGGCGACGTCCTGCATGTACAGCGCGGTCTGCGAGCCCAGCAGGCCCCAGGTATCGGCCGGCGAGAGTACGGCACTGCGCCCGTCCTGCGGGACCGCCATCTCGTCCAGACGCTCCGGCGCCTTGGCGAAATCGGCGTAGGAATTGACCGGCGAGGCCGGCGTTCCCACCCAGTTCCAGACGTTCTGGTAGAGGCCGCAGAGATCGAAATCGATCTTGTTGGCCAGCGCGATCGCGGCGGGCTTGATGTACCGCTCGTTGTACTCCTCGATGCTCAGGGTCAGATCCTGAGTCGAGAAGCTCCAGGCGACATGCTTGCGCTTGTCCATGGCGAGGGAGAACTTGCCCTCGGTCACGTCCTGGTTGATGGCGACGGCGCCATCGTTGGCCACGAACTTCACGGGACGACGCACGCTGATCGTGTCGCCGACCTTGACGAATTCGCGGGTGTAGTCGCGATAGACCTTCTTGCCCATCACGAGATTGTTTTCCAGTTGCGCCAAGCCCACCTTCGCGATGATGCTCGGCGTGATGATGGTATTTGCCATGACCTAACCCGATGGTTAGGCCCCTTCGATCTCTCGCCTTCGCTACCGTCTCGCGTCCTGGTCACGGACCCACTTAAGGACGTCCTCGTGACCCATTCGCTCGATCGACTGCGCTGGTGCCGCGCCCCCGGACACTGTTGCCGGCGGCGGCGGGGCCGATGAAGTCTTCGGCTTCGGCTTGGCGCCCAATCGCGCTTCCACCTTGGCCAGCTCTTTCACGGCCGCGATGTCCCCGAGGCGGGAAATTCGGTTCGCCTCGTCCTCGTGGTTCATCAGGTACTTGAGGAGAGTGCCCGGATCGTCGGACACCTCACGGACATACTCCGCGATGGTGGGGGTGATCGGCAGCACGCCTGTCTTGGCGGCCTCGAACGCCTCGCCTATTTCGGGATCAGTCTGCGCCTGCTTCAGCACCTTGGCCTCAAGGGCCTCGTAGCTGGCCTGCACGGCCTGTTCCTTACTCTGTTGGCCCTGTTGCTTCTGGAAACCTGCCAGCGCCTCCTTGACGCTCTGCTTGGCTTCCCACCGGGCCTCTGCGCGGATGTACTCCTCGTACCTGTCGAACTGCTCGGGACGGGGCTTGTCGTCTTGAGCCTGAGTCGCCGACTGCTTGCTACCACTCATGGCCTCTAGGGCCGCGGTGGTCTTTGCCAGCAGATCGCGCGTCTCCTGCTCTCGGCGTAACGCCTCGTGCTTCTCGCGGGTGAGTTCTGAAATGCGCTTCTGGAAACCGCCCTTGGGCTTGTCGGGCTTTGCCTCGGTGGCTTTGCCTTCTTCGCCTTCCGGCTTTTCCGCGGATGCATCATCCGGACCGGGGGTCGCTACCGGCTGCTCTTCGACCGACGCGGGCGGATCCTGAGGAGTGCCCGAAGTCTTTGCATCTTCGGCGACGATGGCCGCCAAGTCAATGTCGCTCACGCGTTCACCTCACTGTTGCCGATCTCAACCGACGGCGGCATCGCGTCGTCGTTGCCGAGTTCGATCGTGGGAATCTGTGCGTCGTTCATCTCGGGCGGGGCCTGCGGAGGGGGCTCGGGCGTTGATGCGCCTGGCGCCGGCTGCTGGCCGCCCTGCTGCATGGCCATCATTTGCTGCATGCCTTGCTGGAGGGCCGTCATCTGCTGGCCGACCTGCATCATCATCTGCTGAAGCGCGACGAAGTCGGCGGCGTTCTTGATCTCCTGCCCCTCGGTCTCAGCGCGCGTCTTGTCGGCGTCGGCCGCATCCTTCAGGGCCTTGGCTGCAGCGCCTGGATCCTGCTGCTGAGGCTTGTCGATGGGGTTGCCCTCTTCGTCGAGGCCCATGGACTGCTTCAGGCGGGCCGCGATCTTATCGGCGCCCGGTACATCCATGTTTTCAACCATGATGTCGCCCGCCACTTGGGCCATCTGCGGGAAACTGCGCACGAGCTCGGTCACAAAGGCCGTGGCCTCGGCGCGCTTGGTCGCGTAGCTCGGCCCGGTGCTGACAACGACGTCGTATTCGCCGGCCGACAGGTCGTTGAGGACGATTTCCTCGCCGCTCTCGTTCACCTGCGGGGAATTGATCTCCACCATCTGGGCGGAGTCATCCTCGCCCAGCGTGCGGACAATGCGCGTAGAGTCGTAGATGCGGGGGATCAGATCGACGAGGATCTTGCCGGTGTAGTAGATGCCGATGCCGAGATTGTCGACGAGGTGATAGGTGCCGGTATCGCCCTCGCGCTGGCGGGCCACAATGGCCCTGCCGGACGTTTCGTTGCCTTCCTGGCCCAGTGACGCATTGAAGATGCCCGTCACGCCCTTGAGGTCGTCAACGGCAATCTGCGACTGGACGTCGAGGCCTTGCGAGGCGATCGGCGGCGCGCTGCGCTGCGGGGCGCCAGGTGCTTTAGCGTCCGGATTGTACGTGAGGACGGTAACGTTGTCGGTGCCGGCCTTCGCCCACTGATCCTCGAGCCCGGCGATCTGGCTGACGGTCGCGACGAACGGCGCCTTGGGCTGCATCGCCACAGCCTCGACGGCCGCCGTGCGCGTGTAGTTGTAGACCTTCTGGGGATCCCGCATGTCGTGGATCATGCCCTTGCGGACGACACGCCCATCCAGGCTGTCCTCCTCGCCGACCACGACCACGATGGGGATATATCGGCCGGCCCAGTCGAAGGGGCCCTCAAGGATCTCCGCGCCGGAGCAGATGCAGGACTTGATCTGCTCGACGGCGACCTCGCGCGTCTGCACGACGGGCGACGGGTTCGGGTTCTCCTTGGCCTCGTCCGCGTAGTCGACGGAGCCATTCTCGTGCATCTGCAGCACGCGCTTGCGCGGCTCCCGGTACCAGTACTCGGCAATCTTGACCGTCTTGACCGTTCGCCAGGACAGGGACTGATCGCCGATGTTGGTCGGCATGCTCTCCAGGACGGCCTTGGGATAGCGGCGTTTGAACTCTTCCTGGGTGATGTCCTGGAAGATGAACCCATAGCGCATATCCGACTTGTCGGGCTCCTGCGCCAGAGGGTCGATCAGCACCGAGAACGGGTCGTTGATGCGCTTGATGCGGATGTCCTGCTCGAAAGCGTCATCCGCGCTGTACTGGACGACGACGCGCCAGGCGCCCTGCCCGGTCTTGGCCGCGTTCTCCGCGCCCTTGGTGTAGGCCGCGCGCGCGAGGCTCTGCTGCTCGATGTGCCGGATCAGGCCGGAGAAGATCTCCGCGGCTTCCTTGGTGGCCTTCCCCTTGGCGGGCAGAACCTTGATGCCGGCCGGGTTTTGCCTGACCTCGCCTGTGAACTGGCGCACAAACGACGGTGCCCGGTTGATCGTCAGGACTGGCCGGTTGGCGTCCTTGCGGCGCTGGGCGGCGTCGGCGTCCCACTGGTTCGTGCCGCCGATGTAGAAGCGCTGGCAGTCACGGCCTGAGTCGACGTTCTCCCACTCCTGTCCCCACGCCTCGTTGGCATGGTCCATCGCCCGCTGATGCAGGTCCGCCTTGAGATCAGGAGAGCCGGTGTCGCCGCGGGTTGCCTCAGCCATGCCCGTTCACCTTGTCGAGCACGACGGACGAAGCTATATCCATCACCCGGATTTTCAGGCGGTGACGCAGTGCATCGATCTCGTCGGCTAGCTCCGTCAGGAAAT